TTGACGCAAAATCAGATAATGGCAGCGGATCGCGAATGGCTGATCAGGGCGCGTGACGCGCAATTGCCGCCTTCTGGTAACTGGAGGAATTGGCTTATTCTCGGTGGTCGCGGTTCTGGCAAGACAAGGGCAGGGGCCGAATGGGTATCGGGAATGGCATTGGGGCTTGCGCCATTTTCCAAGAAAGCTTGCAGACATATCGCGCTGGTTGGCGAAACTTTTTCCGATGCGCGTGAGGTGATGGTTGATGGTCCTTCCGGCATTTTGTCGGTGTCGCGGATTTCGCGTCCGCGTTATGAAGCGACACGTCGGCGGCTTCTTTGGGATAATGGTGCGGTGGCTTCCCTTTATTCGTCGGAAGATCCGGATGGTCTACGCGGACCGCAGTTTGATGCTGCATGGTGCGACGAGCTCGCGAAGTGGAAAAACCCGCAGGCCACGTGGGATATGCTGCAATTTGGCCTCCGGCTGGGTGATTTTCCGCGGCAGGTGGTGACGACAACGCCACGTGCTGTGCCTTTGTTGAAAGCCTTAATGACGGAACATTCGGTAGCCATGACGCATATGCGAACAGCGGAGAACTCCGAACATCTGGCTGATGGTTTCATGGAAACCATTAATCAACGCTATGCCGGAACACGTCTTGGACGGCAGGAACTTGACGGCGAACTGATCGAGGAACGCGCAGGCGCTTTGTGGTCGCGCGAGCGGATTGAACAATGTTTCGAAACCTCTGCTCCCGAGCTAGTACGTATTCTGGTAGCAGTCGATCCGCCTGCTTCGTCAGGTAAATCGTCGGATGCCTGTGGGATTGTCGTTGCAGGTATTGATGAAAATGGCTTTGCGCATGTACTGGCCGATGAAAGCATGAACATGGCTAAACCGCATCAATGGGCGCGGCGCGCAATCGCTCTTTATCATTATTATGAGGCCGATGCGATTTTGGCGGAGGTCAACCAGGGGGGCGAAATGGTTGCAGCTGTTTTGTCGGCCGAAGATGCAACCGTGCCAGTGCTAATGCGCCATGCATCGCGCGGCAAATGGCTGCGCGCTGAGCCGGTGGCGGCCCTTTATGAGCAGGATCGTGTTCGCCATGCGGGACGCTTTGCGGCACTGGAAGATGAAATGTGCGATTTCGCACCCGAAGGTCTTTCGACTGGGCGTTCGCCGGATCGTCTGGATGCCCTCGTATGGGCGCTGACCGAACTCATGCTTGGTCACGACCGAAAGCCGCGTATCAGGCGTTTCGGATAACACTCAAAATTATTGGAGAGCCGATATATGGCGTGGAAATTGCCGTGGCGCAGAGCTGCCGCGAAGGCACCTTCATATCCCAATTCGGGGTGCGAGAGAAAAGCCGCGAATGGCTTTGTCGCCCTTCATATGGAACGCGGGCCGACATGGATTGCGCGGGATTATAGATCGCTGGCGCGTGAAGGATTTATGCGCAATCCGGTGGCACATCGCTGTGTCCGGCTGATCGCCGAAGCGGCCAGCAATATTCCGTGGCTGCTTTATGAGGGCACCACCGAGCATGAAACCCATCCGCTGCTTGATTTGGTTGCGCGTCCGCAGGCGGGACTTGATGGCAGCAGTTTCTTCGAGCGGCTTTATGGGCATCTGCTGATTTCAGGCAATGCCTATGTCGAGCGTATCGATCTGCCGAGCGGCAACAGCGAATTGCATCTGCTGCGGCCCGAAAGGGTGACGCTTGAAACGTCGAGCGATGGGTGGCCACAATCGCTCATCTATCGTTCGGGCAATACAAGCAGGGCGGTTTCTTTGGCAGGCTTGGCATCCTCTGGTCTGCACCTGAAATTGTTTCATCCGCTGGATGACCATTATGGTTTTCCACCGCTTGAAGCAGCACTCATGGCGCTTGATCTGCACAATGCAGCCGGTGCCTGGAACAAGGCGCTGCTTGATAATTCGGCACGGCCTTCCGGTGCGCTGGTCTATGCGCCAAAAGATGGCGGCAACCTTACCGAAGAGCAGTTCGACAGGCTAAAGACGGAACTCGAAGAGGGCTATACCGGAGCATCGGGCGCTGGCCGACCACTGCTTCTTGAAGGTGGGCTTGACTGGAAAGCCATGGGCTATAGCCCACAGGATATGGATTTCATCGAAGCGAAAAATGGTGCTGCACGCGATATTGCACTGGCGTTTGGTGTGCCGCCCATGCTGCTCGGCATTCCGGGCGATAATACCTATGCCAATTATGCAGAAGCCAATCGCGCCTTTTATCGCCTGACCGTGCTGCCGCTGATTAATCGTACTGCCAAGGCGTTTGGCGGCTGGCTGGGGCCGTTGTTTGGCGGCGATTTGCGGCTCGAACATGACATCGACCAGATTGAAGGATTGTCGCTGGAACGCGAGTCGCTCTGGCGTCGTGTTTCGGAAGCTTCATTCTTAAGTGACGACGAAAAACGCGATGTGGTTGGTTATCAGCCGCGTGCAGAAAGGAGAGTACCGTGAGCAATCTAAGCGAAACCGTCATGACGTCCGATGCAACCTTGGTTTGGTTTGCCAAGATTGCCGGAGCCGTCGCAGGCTCTGCCGTGTCGCTCGCCTATATGCTGCCCAACGGCAAACGCGAGGCAGGCATCCGATTTGCGGTCGGTATCATCTGCGGCATGGTTTTTGGCGGTGCGGCAGGCGTAAAAATCGCGAAGACATTATCACTCGAAGCTCTTCTTGGTCGCGCTGAACTGATGCTGATGGGGGCGACTGCCGCAAGCCTTGCGGCGTGGTCGGTGCTCGGCATTCTCAAGCGCTTTGCTGAGCGGGTGAAGCATGCACCGCTTCCCGGACTTCCAACTTCTCAAAGGAGCAAGAATGATAAAGCTTGAAACCAAGCGTGCATCACTCGCTTTGAGTGAAGTTGAAATCGATGGCAGTTTTTCCGGCTATGCCAGCGTTTTCGGTCTGCCTGATCTTGGCAATGATATTATCGAAAAAGGCGCTTTTGCAAAATCGCTTTTGACCCGCAAATCGTCTGGCGTTCGGATGCTTTGGCAGCATGATGCAGGCGAACCGATTGGCGTTTGGACAGATATTCGCGAAGATGCACGCGGTCTTTATGTCGAAGGCAGACTTGCCAAAGGTGTGGCCCGCGCACGCGAAGCACTCGAACTGATGCGGGCCGGTGGCCTGGATGGACTTTCCATAGGCTTTCGCACTGTGAAGGCGCGAAAGGATGCACGCACCGGCTTGCGACACATTGTTGAAGCGGACCTCTGGGAAATCTCGGTGGTGACGTTTCCGATGCTGCCGCAGGCGCGCATCAACAATCTAAAAGCGGATTTGCCAACGATAAGAGAATTTGAACGCTGGCTCACGCGGGATGCGGGGTTGAGCCGTTCTGCTGCACGTCTGGTGATAGCCAAGGGCTATTCAGCACTTGCAGCCTTACAAGGTCGGGATGAGCGGGACGCTCTCAACCCCGAAGATCAAGGCCTTGCGCAGCGTATGCGCGCCGCCTGCAAGATGATGTCTTTTAACTAAATCAGGATCAAAAATGAACAACACTCATACAGTCCCGCTCGAAACCAAGAGCGTGGAAACGAAGGCGCTTGGCGCTAATCTGGGCAATGACGGCGATGTATCCGAAGCATTTGACGAGTTCATGACAGCTTTCTCGGCTTTCCGTGAAGCCAATGATGAGCGTCTCAAGAAGGTCGAAAAAAGTGCTGATGTCGATGTGCTTTTGCGCGAAAAAGTTGATCGTATCAACCGTGCAATTGATGAGCAAAAACAGGCGCTGGATCAGTATGTGCTGAAAAGCGCACGTCCACAGCTTGGCAAAGTGGCACTCGTTGAAAACCGCGAACACAAGCAGGCGTTCGATGGTTATGTTCGCCGTGGTGATGAGCAGTTGCTGCGCGGCATTGAACAGAAGGCGCATTCTTATGCCTCCGGCCCTGATGGTGGCTATCTAGTGCCAGCGGAACTCGAAACCGAAATTGGTCGGAGATTAGCGGTGCTGTCGCCAATCCGTGGCATTTCAAGTGTGCGTCAGGTTTCCGGCGCTGTGCTGAAAAAGCCGTTCTCGGTCAGCGGTCCGGCGACCGGCTGGGTGGGCGAAACCGATGCACGTCCGCAGACGGCTTCGGCAAAGCTCGCAGAATTGCAGTTTCCAACCATGGAAATCTACGCCATGCCAGCGGCAACCTCTTCGCTGCTTGATGACGCCGCCGTCAATGTCGAACAGTGGATTGCCGAGGAAGTGGAAGCGGCCTTTGCCGAGCAGGAAGGTGCCGCCTTCATCAGCGGTAATGGCGTCAACAAGCCAAAGGGCTTCTTGAGTTATGACACGGTTGAAGATGCAGGCTGGGAATGGGGCAAGATCGGCCATATCGAAACCGGCGTTGCGGGTGGCCTGCCTGTAGCCGACCCATCCGATAAGCTGATCGAACTCATCTATGCGCTGAAAGCCGGTTATCGCCAAAACGCCAATTTTGTGATGAACAGAAAAACGCAGAGTGTCCTGCGCAAGCTCAAGGATGCTGACGGCAATTATCTCTGGCAGCCACCATCGGCTGTTGGCGAGAAAGCTTCGTTCATGGGCTTTGGTTTGGTCGAGGCCGAGCATATGCCGGACATCGCGGCCGATGGCACGCCGATTGCTTTTGGTGATTTCGAGCGTGGCTATCTGGTGGTCGATCGCATCGGTGTTCGCGTGTTGCGCGATCCATATTCCGCCAAGCCCTATGTGCTTTTTTATACGACCAAGCGCGTTGGCGGCGGTGTTCAGGACTTCGATGCGATCAAGCTTCTAAAGTTTGCTGCATAACAATCTTAACAACGCGCATGCCGAAAACCGCTTCACACTTTTCGGGATGCGCTTTTAGCAGCGGTTTTGCTGCAATTCTGCATCGCTACCCTGCCGGTTTTGGCAGCTAGATTCAAATTGCAAACGCGTTGAATCTTTTTCTGGGGTGCCATGCGTAACTATCTGATTTGAGAGTTATTTTAAGGGGAAAATAAAATGACAATGTTTCTTGTCACGCCGCCGGCGCTTGAGCCGGTGACGGTCGCAGACGCGCGCGCATTTTTAAGAATTTCGACCGAGAGCGAAGACGATATTCTACGCCGCATCATCAAGACGGCACGTGAACTTGTCGAGGCCGATACGGGGTTAGCACTTATCGACCAGACCTGGCGTCTGCGGGTTGATCGCTGGCCGCGTTCGGGTCGTCTGGCGCTGTTCAAATATCCGGTCAAGGCTGTAACCGCCGTCGTTGCTTATTGTTCGGACGGAATTGCGATCAGCATGGAACCAGAAGAATTCATGCTCCAGCACGGTCGTCGTCCGCAGCGTGTTTACATGGCGCAATATCCTGATGCGCAGTCCTTCTGTGGGCTTGAGGTGGACTTTATTGCGGGCTTCGGAGAGACCGGTGTTGAGGTGCCAGATGCGCTCAAGCAGGCGATATTCACGCTGACCGCACATCTTTATGAGAACCGCGCTGGCCTTGATGGAGCAAAATCTGAGCTTCCACCGATGGTCGGCCAGATGGTCGATAGCTGGCGGCGCATATCCCTATGAACAATGTGTTGTTTATTGACCCGGGTCAGCTCACCACAGAGTTGGCTCTGGAAGCCATGCATCCGATTGCCGACGGGATGGGCGGCTATCGCGAAACATGGGTCGAAACATCCACCATATGGGGACGCATCGAACCCGTATCCACAAATCAGCGTGATTTTGGCATTCGGCCACGCCCAGAAATAACCCACCGTATTCTGGTGCGTTATCGCGAGGATGTTTCCGCTGACAAACGTTTCCGTAAGGGCGGGCGGATTTTCACGCTGCGTTCCGTGCACGAACCGGATGAGAGCGGGCGTTATCTGATCTGTCTTGCAGTGGAGGAAGGGCGGTGAATGTGAACATGAAACTGACATTTGATGGCCTCGTTCGCGCGCTTCGTTTCAAACAGTTGGCGCTGCGTGAAGACATTGCCATCGGAGGACTGGGTGCTCGATACGAGCCGGAAAAATTTAGAGGGGAACAGAATGGAGAACGGCGCGGCAGCATTGCAGAAGGCACTTTATGAGGCCTTGAAGAATGACGATGAACTGATTGAAACGCTTGGTGGTGAGCATGTTTATGACCATGTCCCACCCAAAACAGCATTTCCTTATGTCACGCTCGGCGAGACGTTAAGCAAAGACTGGAGCACGGCGAGCGAGCCGGGCGGCGAGCACTTTCTCAATATCCAGATTTGGGCGCGTGAGGCGGGTCGTAAACGCGTGCTTGATATTGCTGGGCGCATTGCCACACGTCTTGATGAAGAGCCACTCGAGATCGATGGTCATCGCGTCGTCAATCTCATGCTGACGGAAGTTCTGGCGCGTAATACCGATGGATTCGGCAGCTATCTTGGCACCATGCGCTATCGTGCAGTGACCGAACCCTCTATTTAATTCAGGAGCATAGAATGGCAGCTCAACGTGGCAAGGATATTTTGCTGAAGATTTCGCGTGGTAGCGAACAGTTTGAAACCTGCGCAGGCCTGCGCACCAAACGTATTGCTTTCAATGCGGAAACCGTCGATGTGACAGATGCCGATGCAGCGGGACGATGGCGGCAATTGCTAGCCGGAAGTGGCGTGCAACGCGCTTCGGTCAGTGGATCGGGCATCTTCAAGGATGCCGCATCGGATGCTTTGATCCGGAGCATTTTTTTTAATGGTGAAATCCGCGACTGGCAGATTGTTCTGCCCGACTTTGGCACTGTTACAGGCATGTTTCAGGTTGTAGCTTTGGAATATGGCGGCAATCATGATGCCGAAGTGACGTTTGAAATTGCGCTCGAATCCGCAGGCCTGATCGCTTTCGGAGATGCGCTATGATGATCAACCGCCATCGCGGCGAGGTTGCGGCAAAACTCGATGGTCGCGACTGGACACTCTGCCTGACGCTTGGTTCGCTGGCGAAACTCGAAGCCGCTTTTGAGGCAGATAATCTATCGGACCTGATTTCGCGCTTTTCCGGTGGTAAGCTTTCTGCCTTCGATATGCAGCGGATTATTTGCGCTGGCTTGCATGGAGGCGGGCATGATGTGTCTTTTGAAGACGTGGCCGATATGCGCGCCGATGGTGGCGCAAGCGGCTATGCCCGCATTGTTTCTGCACTCCTGACTGCCACCTTCGGGACAGCAGAAAGCGATTCCCTTTCAAACCCTTAAATGCCGCAGTTGAATCAGCTCCTTCACGTCAGCCTTTTCCCTGGGATGAGGTGATGCGTGCGGGCTTTGGTTTGCTGCGGCTTTCTTCGAAAGACTTCTGGGCCATGACCCCACGCGAGCTCGCAGCCGTTCTTCGACCGACCTCGCACAGCATGAACGTTCCTTCGCGCGCAACATTTAACGCGCTGATGCAGACCTTTCCCGACAGGTGATTTAACATGACAGATGAAACCGTAACCGTTTCCGTCGAGGCGGATACGAGCGCATTTGATCGCGCATTGACCGACCTCGAAAAACGCTCATTAAGCTTCGGCTCAAGCCTGACGACAGCGCTCAAAGGCGCTATCGTCTCCGGCAAAGGCCTGGAAGATGTGCTGCGCGGCCTTGCAAGCAGTCTAGCTGGGTCAGCCTTGTCGGCTGGTCTGCAGCCATTGCAGAATCTCGGCTCATCGCTGATGTCGGGTGTGCTTGGCGGCATCCGTGGCATTATGCCATTTGCCAAGGGCGGGGTGGTCTCAAGTCCGACTTATTTTGGCATGGGCAATGGCTCGCTGGGGCTGACTGGCGAGGCTGGCGCGGAAGCGATCCTGCCGCGTGCACGCGGTGCCGATGGCAGGCTGGGTGTCGCCACAGGCGGAAATGGTGGCAAGCCGGTGCAGGTTGTCTTCAATATGACTTCTCCAGATGCTTCGTCCTTCCGCAAGTCCGAAGCGCAGCTTTCGACCATGCTGGCAGGAGCCGTGCGTCGCGGCGCACGGAGAATGTGATATGGAAGCCTTTGACGATATTCGTTTCCCGCTCGGTGTTTCCTTTGGTGCGACCGGCGGGCCGGAATGGCGCAATGAAATTGTCACGCTCACCTCGGGGCTGGAAAAGCGCAATGCGCGCTGGGCGCATTCACGCAGGCATTTTGATGCAGGCACAGGCTTGCGTTCGCTTGACGATCTGAAAACCGTGCTGGCCTTTTTCGAGGCCCGACGCGGTTCCCTTCATACGTTTCGCTTTCGCGATCCGTTCGACTTTTCGTCTGCCACAGCAAGTGCTGCACCCTCGCATATCGATCAGGTGATCGGGACGGGTGATGGTGTCACCAGCAGCTTTCAATTCGTCAAGCATTACGAGACTTATAATCGCCCGATTAAGCGCCCCGTTGCGGGCTCTGTGGTGGTTGGCGTGGACGGCATAAAGCTTGATGAGGGCGAGGCTTTCACCGTTAATCTCACCACTGGCATTGTCACTTTTACACCTGATTATGTGCCGCTCGCAGGAAAGCGTGTGAGTGCTGGTTTTCTGTTCGATGTGCCGGTCCGCTTTGACACGGACCGCCTCACAGCCAGCATCGCTTCGTTTCAGGCAGGCGAAATTCCATCCATTCCCATTATTGAGGTGAAGGCATGATCCCGGTTCCGATTGCGCTTGAATCACATTTGAAGGGCGAGGTGACAAACCATTGCTTTGCATGGCTTATAAGGCGTTCTGACGATGTTGTTCTTGGGTTTACAGACCATGATTCAGCGCTGGTGTTGGGCGGTGTTCTGTGTGAACCGCTGACCGGATTAAACAGCAGCGAAGCCACCACCACGCTTGGCCTCTCTATTGCCGGTGGCGAGGTCGAAGGCGCACTTTCATCGCAGCGCATAAGCGATGGTGATATCGAGCTTGGCCGCTATGACGGCGCTATTGTTGAAAGCTATCTTGTCAACTGGAATGCACCCCAGCAGCATATGCTGTTGCGGCGCTGGACAGCAGGCACGATCAGCCGTTCAGGCGGACACTTCGTGATGGAATTAAAAGGTGCTGCCGCAGCTTTCGACGCCGTTTGCGGGAGGCGGGTTCTGCGTCAATGCGATGCGGTGCTGGGCGATAAGCGCTGTGGCGTGAATACCGATGATCCGCGTTTTTCTGCGATCGGTTCAGTCATAAATTCGAGTGGCGTGACGCTCACAGTTACAGGCATTGAGGGCTTTGCAAGCGGCTGGTTCACGCAAGGTTTTCTCACTTGGTGGAGTGGCGAAAATGTGGGTCGATCGTTGCGTATTCTTGCGCATAGCGGCAATAGCCTGAACCTGATAGAGCAGCCAGTATTGCCCGTCGCCGCAGGCGACAGTTTTCGTGTCGTTGCGGGCTGCGACAAGAGCTTTGTCACCTGCAAGGCGAAATTTGCCAATGGCACTAATTTTCGCGGCTTCCCGCATCTTCCCGGCAATGACGCCGCTTTTGCCTATGTCAGCGGTGGCAATGAATATGACGGGAGCGCACTTGTCCCATGATGATTGCACATAGAGTTTTTGCGGAAGCCGAAAGCTGGATCGGCACGCCCTACCGGCATGGCGCTTCAACGCGCGGCATAAGCTGCGATTGTCTTGGATTGGTGCGTGGTATCTGGCGTGCGCTTTATGACGATGAACCAGAAAATCCGGGTGTCTATGCGCCGGACTGGGCGGAAGCCGCATCCGGCGATCCGCTATTTGAGGCGGCCAACCGGCATATGCAACGCCGATCCGATAATAATCCTCAACCGGGTGACTTGCTCGTCTTTCGATGGCGTTCTGACGTGTCGGCCAAGCATCTCGGCATTATGGCAAATGAGAACCGCTTCATTCATGCCTATGAAGGCCATCATGTGATGGCATCCGCGCTGGTGCCGCAATGGCGCAAGCGCATTGCCGGAATTTTCATCTTCCCCGAACTGAAAGTATAAGCAATGGCGACTATCGTTCTGCAAGCGGTTGGTGCTGCCGTTGGCGGTATTTTTGGCCCTGTGGGCGCAGCTATCGGTGCAGGCCTTGGTGCTATGGGTGGCTATGCCATCGATACGGCAATCATCAATTCCACCCGTCATATGGAAGGTGCACGCCTCAATGGCGGTCGCGTGGCAACAGCCGAAGAGGGTGCTGCATTGCCATTCGTTTACGGCACAGCACGGCTTTCCGGCACGCTGATCTGGGCGACGCGTTTTGAGGAAAAAAAGACGACCGAGCGGCAGGGTGGCAAGGGTGGTCCGAAAGTCACCAGTTACAGCTATTTTGGCAATGTTGCCTATACGATCGCCGAGGGTGAGATTGCTGGCGTTCGTCGTGTTTGGGCCGATGGGCAGGAGCTTGACCTCACCGAGATCGAGATGCGGATCTATCACGGCACGGATACGCAAGAGCCGGACCCGCTGATCGAAGCCAAGCAGGGCACGGGTAATGCACCCGCTTATCGCGGCACAGCCTACGTGGTTTTTGAGCGCATTCCGCTCGATACATTTGGAAATCGACTGCCGCAGTTCCAGTTCGAGGTTTTGCGTCCTGTCGGAAAGCTGGCGCAGAATCTCCGTGCCATTGCGCTTATTCCGGGTTCCACTGAGTTCGGCCTCTCACCAGTCGCTGTCTCGGATCAACCTTCGCCGGGCGAACGCCGCACGCTTAATCGCAATGCGAAGCGCGGTCGCAGTGACTGGGCCACCGCCATGGACGAATTGCAGGCGCTCTGTCCGCAATTGCAGCATGTGGCTATTGTTCTGCCGTGGTTTGGCGATGATCTGCGCGCGGGTTCGTGCCAAATTCGGCCGGGTGTTACGCATCAATCTTCATTGTCGTCGAGTCATACATGGAAGGTCGAAAATGTCACACGCTCACAGGCACGTCTGATTTCGAAGAGCGGTGAGGGCGCTGCTTATGGCGGCACACCATCCGACCAGAGCGTGATCGATGCTATCCGTGATGCGAAAGCGCGTGGTCTTAAAGTGACCTTCTATCCGTTTATCATGATGGATGTTCCCGCGGATAACCAATTGCCATCGCCCTATGGCGGGATAGGGCAACCCGTCTATCCATGGCGCGGACGAATTACGTGCCACCCGGCAATCGGCGTGACAGGCTCGCCCGACAAAACGCTTGAAGCAGGCAATCAGGTCGAGGCTTTCGTCAATGGAACATGGGGTTACAGGCGTTTTCTGAATCATTGTGCAAATCTTGCCGTGCAGGCGGGTGGCGTCGATGCATTTCTGCTTGGGTCCGAATTGCGTGGACTGACCAGCATTCGTGACAGCCGTGACAGCTTTCCATTCGTCACGCATCTTTGTGCGCTTGCAAGTCATATGAGTGCGAAGCTTGGAGCGGGTTGCCGTATCAGTTATGGCGCGGACTGGACCGAATATTTTTTTTATCAGGCGCAGGACGGCACAGGCGATCTCTACTTCAACCTTGATCCGTTGTGGTCGCATCCTGCAATAGATGCCATTGGCATCGACAATTATATGCCGCTTTCTGACTGGCGCGACAGCGATCTTGACGGCGACAATCCCGATGGTTTTGAGGGGCCTTATGATCTTGATGGCCTTACGCAAAGCGTCGAAGCGCGTGAAGGTTTTGACTGGTATTATGCCAGTAGTGAGGATCGCGCAGCGCGTATCCGCACACCGATTACCGACGGACTAGCGGACAAGCCATGGGTCTATCGCTACAAGGATATTCGCGCCTGGTGGAGCAATCCGCATTATAATCGGGTCGATGGTGCGGAGGCAGCTTTATCCACCGGCTGGGTGCCGCAATCCAAGCCCTTCTGGTTTACGGAACTGGGATGCCCGGCAGTCGATAAGGGACCGAACCAGCCCAATGTGTTTCCCGATCCAAAATCGTCTGAAAATGCCACGCCTTATTTTTCGAACGGTTCGCGCTCCGACATTGCAATGGATCGCTTCCTGCGCGCGCATTACCAATATTGGCCGCAGCATAATCCGGTCTCGTCTGTCTATGGCGGACCGATGCTTGATATGGATCGCATTTATCTCTGGGCATGGGATACAAGACCGTTTCCAGAATTTCCGCTGAAGGGCGATGTGTGGGGGGACACACCAAACTGGCGGCTGGGTCATTGGCTCAATGGCCGCATGAGCGGTGTTGCGCTGGACGAGCTTATTGCAGCAATTCTCACGGATTTTGGTTTGCCGCAAGCCGATTGTTCCGGCGCAGACGGTCATCTGACAGGCTTTGTGATTTCAGAACCATCAACAGCGCGTGGCGCGCTTGAACCATTGATGAATGTCTTTGGTGTGCATGGCTTTGAGCAGGCAGGGAAATTTATGTTCCGCAGCATTGGTCGTGCAGCGCAGACGCTTGATGTGGCAGGCGAGCTGGTCGATCCACAGGATGGTAATGCGCTGACCTCTGTTCTGGAAGATCAGGGGGATCTACCTTCCGTGGCGGAGCTCTATTGTAATGATCCTCTGCGTGATTTTCAGGTGGTAGGTGCATCGGTACGGCGCGATGCAGGACAGGGTACAGAAAGCCTAAGTCTTTCTGGTTCTATGGAAGCGGGGCAGGCGACGGCACTGGCTGAAAGCTGGATGGCGCGCCGCTATGCCGAGCGACGCACAGCTAGCTTTTCATTACCATGGTCGCAAGCAGCCCTTCATGTGGGTGATCGCGTACGGCTTAACATTCTGGGTGGCGGACGCGATTATGTGGTATCGGCGTTCGAAGATGGTGAGGTGCGCACGGTCAAGGCAATAGCACTTGCGCCCAATGTCGTCTATGCCGACAGAGGTGAGACACCGCAGCTTCCACCAACCGGATCTGTTTCCGATATGAAGCCGATTTTTCATTTGATTGATCTGCCGCTCTGGCCGGGGGCGGAGGATCCCGCTGGTCAGTTCCGTATTGCTTGTCATGCAAAGCCATGGCGCGGCGTGGCGATCTATGCCTCTCCTTCCGATAACGGTTTTAGCGAGCGCAACCTGATCGGGCAGCGTGCGGTTATGGGAGAACTCACCGCACCGCTTGGACGCGGTCCCTGTGGACGAGTGATCGATGCGCAGATCATAGACATAGCGCTTTATTCGGGCGAACTGGAATCAAAGCCAATCGCGCAAATCCTCAATGGCGCAAATATGGTCATGTTGAAATCTCCCGATGGAATATGGGAGATTCTTCAGTTTCTTGAAGCTGAGGAAATCGGACAGAATCAATGGCGACTAAGCCGTCTCCTGCGTGGTCAACTTGGCACGGAAGCAGCAAGCCTGATCGAAAAGCCAGTTGGCACGCCATTTGTGCTGTTTGATGGCGGCGTACAAAGCATTGGTTTGCAGGCCAGTGAGATCGGGCTGGAACTCAACTGGCGAATAGGTGCGGCGGGAAAATCATTCTCGGATGAGTATTTTGACACTGTAAAAGCCAGCGGTGGTTTGCAAGCCTTGAAACCACTAAGCCCCGTACATCTCAAGGCGGAGCGGCTTGGCAATGGCGATCTGTCGTTTCACTGGATCAGGCGTGGACGCATAGATGCCGATAGCTGGATGGGTGCTGATATTCCACTGGGTGAGGACGCGGAAACCTATCGGATTGAAGTCTGGCGGGCGGAAATGCGTGTTCGGACTTTGGACGTACAAACGGCATCGTGGACCTATCCGAATGCCGCAATACTAGCTGAGGTCGGCACCAATAGTTTCGAGCTGCGGGTTGCTATGTTGAGCGCAAAAATAGGCGCTGGCGATTTTGCCACAATCGAAATTCCGAACACGATTTGAAATGGAAGGAAGTTTCATGACCGAAGATAAACCTTGGTATCTTTCCCGCACCATCTGGGCCGGATTGGTGGCGCTTTTTCTGTCGTTGGCCGGCGCTTTCGGCTTCATCAGCGATACCGTAGATCAGGGTGCATTGACTGATGTATTGCTGCAACTTGCTACCGCAATCGCTGGTCTAATCACAGTTTTTGGGCGGATTGGGGCAACTTCGCGCATTTCATAATTTCATAAACCGTGATAGCAAAGTTCTGAAAATAGCCTGATACCGGAATATTGACGGATGTTCCGGATAATATTATGCGTGAAAACAATAGTTTAGAATGGCCTCAGTCTGAGGTCATTTTATGGGAAAAATTCCTTTGTGTCGATCAGATAAGCGCATTGTTCATGCATCGTTCAGATGAAAGACGCTATATAAGGGGCATGATGAAACAGAACCCTGCTCTCAAAATTTTCGCGCTTCTGGCCGTTAGCATTGGTCTGTTGCCGGTTAACGCTGGCGCCTTTCCAACTGCCACACTACAGAAGTCCAATATGCTGGTTGCCGCCGCAGGTGATTGTGCGGCCATCGGTGAACAAGTGGCTGCCTCTCAGGGTGGCCAATTGGCTAAGGCAACGCCGACCACACAGAATGGTCGCGCCATGTGCGTGGTCGTGGTGCTCGTCCCCGGTCGCGACGGTGAACGTCCGCGCCGTGTCGAAGTTGCGGTTCCTGCACAGTAA